ATTGACGACGTCGATATGTGGCAGGAACGCGGCGGGCAATTGCTCAACATATCCAACCGCGATTGGGCGCGGATTGCCGCTTAAAGTTTTAAAGCTTTACATATAAGACAATATGCGATTTATTGGGGGCGGGGTAATCCTGCCCCTTTTTCTATTTATGAGGTAAAACAATGGAAAATGTAGAACTACGCGGCCCAATGCTAACGCATGCAGAATTAACCGCGCGAAATGAAAACCTATCCGCCCAATTGAAAGAGGCGCAAAATAACGCCGAAACATATGAACGGGAACGCGATGCAATGCGCAACCAGATCGACGCGCTATTGGTCCCGTCAATGGAACGCTATTTAAAAGGCGCGTTTGCGGATTACATGCGCGACAATTCCGACGCGTTCATGGATTTGGTAAAGGATAACGAATACGAAATTCGCGACGAATTGGATTTGCAGGATATCATCACCGAAAGCAACATCGAGGAATACCAAACCAACGACGACGAAATAGCGGAAACCGTGCGCGATACGATCCGCGACTTTATCCGCGACGGTACAATCACAGCAACGCTAAAGGTGAAATAATGACTAGCCCTATTTTTGCAGTTGATCCGCAAGAAATCATTTTGGGCCTTTGTGGCGCACAATGGAACCCAACCAGAAACGACGACGTTGAAAGCATGCGGGACTATTGGCGCGATTTGGCGGGCGTTATCCCGATTTTCTTTTGGGAAGCGGCCAACGCCGACGGGCGGGAATACATCACCGATCCCGCCTATCTTTTGCAATTCGTTGCCGACGGTATGGATAAGGCATACGGTTGCGGCGGGTTTCAATCCAACGCTTGGACCAAAAACGGCGTGATCGATCCCGCGGGCATTTACCGCTCTGGATACGACGACGATCCCGCCTTGCATCCAATCGTTAAATTGCAAACCAACGACGTTGAATGTTTCATTTACGATTGCGCGATTGTTGCGATCCGACACCGCCAATTCAACTTGGACCAAGCGAAAATCGCACGTTTCGACTAGATCGAACCGACACAAACCAACGATTGGCCCGCCCCGTGCGGGCCTTTTTATTTGTCTTTAATACAAGCCAGCGGCCGCCGCCCGCCCTGCCTGCCAAACGTACGACGCGCCCCGAACCGTGGGCCGTGGGCATCGGATCCCGCCCCGCCGATCCCCAAACGCGTGACGCGGCCGCCGATTAAAACTGTGCAGCGGCCGTGCGAACTGGTCCCCAAACCGCGGCAAATTAACTGCGCCCAAAATCGCATTTACAATTAATTGCCGGTGCAATTAATCGGACCGGTGCAATTAATTAATTGCATATGGCCGGTGGAATTTGGCCCGCGGATCGCGGTCATCGATGCACCGGCAACGCGTCGGGTCCCCCGCATATCGGGTCACAAAACCACGGCCGGAAACCAAGTTTCGCGGCCCGCGCAGCGCGGCCCCCACGCCGACCACTCGGGGGCTTGGGCCATGTTTTTCGCAAATAATTATCTGTAAAAACGAACGAATATGCATTATATGTTGGATATCGCATAAAATCGTTTAGGGTCCCCGACATGAATGCAACTACAAGTTCAGTAGAAGACAGAGCATTAAAGCTCAGATTGCGTCTGGCACAGATTGAAAAACAGGAATCTTGCCGTGAAAATTTTCTAGATTTTGTGTCTGCGATGTGGCCAGACTTTATATCTGGTAGGCACCATCGGATTATAGCCGAAAAACTAGAGCGTGTTGCGCGTGGTGAATTGAAGAGATTAATCATCAATATGGCCCCGAGGCACACGAAGAGTGAGTTCGCATCTTTCCTGTTTCCGGCGTGGATGATGGGCAAGAATCCTAACATGAAAATCATTCAGGCGACGCACACTACGGAGCTTGCTGTGAACTTTGGTCGGAAGACGAAGAACCTGATTGACAGTGACGAGTTCAAGGATGTTTTCCCTGACGTAAAGCTCGCGGCGGACAGTAAAGCCTCTGGTCGGTGGGACACGAGCCGTGGTGGGATGTACTATGCTGTTGGTGTTGGTTCGAACTTGGCGGGCCGTGGTGGTGATTTGGTGATTATCGATGACCCTCATTCTGAGCAGACTGCTATGAGTAATAGTGGTTTTGATGATGCTTGGGATTGGTATACTGGGGGTCCCCGACAGCGTTTACAGCCGGGTGGCAGTATAGTTTTGGTTCAGACGCGTTGGTCAGAGAAGGACATGACGGGTCAGTTGTTGCGGGCGCAAGCTAAAGACCCATTGGCGGATCAGTGGGAAGTTGTGGAGTTGCCTGCTATTTTTGATGATGGGACTCCGTGTTGGCCTGAGTTCTGGAGCATTGAGGATTTGACCGCGGTCCGCGCATCTATTCCCCCGAGCAAGTGGAATGCGCAGTATCAGCAGAGTCCTACTGGTGAGGAGAACGCGATTATCAAGCGCGAGTGGTGGCGGACTTGGGAGAAGAAGGACGTGCCTCAGTTGGAGTATGTGATACAGAGTTACGATACGGCGTTTAGTAAGCGTGAGACTGCGGACTACAGTGCGATTACGACGTGGGGTGTGTTTTATCCTAACGAGGGTGGTTCGGGTCCTAACTTGATATTGTTGGATAGCAAGAAGGGGCGTTGGGAGTTTCCTGAGTTGAAGGCGATTGCGTTAGAGGAGTATGAATTTTGGGACCCCGACACTGTAATTGTTGAGGCGAAGGCGAGTGGTATGCCTTTGACGCATGAATTGCGGAACATGGGGATACCTGTTGTAAATTTCACACCTAGTCGTGGTAATGACAAGGTGACGCGTGTTCACAGTGTGAGTCCGTTGTTTGAGGCTGGTATGGTTTGGGCACCTGATACGACGTTTGCGGATGAGATGATTGAGGAAGTAGCGGCGTTTCCGAATGGGGAGCATGACGACTTGGTTGACAGCATGACGCAGGCGTTGATGCGGTATCGTCAGGGTAATTTTGTGCAGTTGCCAACAGATGATTGGCAAGATGGTGAAGAATCTGCTAGGATACGGGCATATTATTGATTGGAGTAGCTAATGGCTAGAGAACCGATTGCGGGATTAGTGGTTCCGTCACAGCTTGACGAGAGTGAGATGGCGGCGGAGTTGGAGCTTGAGATACCTGACTCTGGCCAAGAGCCGTTGTTCACGGACCTTGGGGATGAGATAGAGATCACTGAGGAAGAGAACGGCGACGTTGTGGTTGACTTTGAGCCGATGGCGGAGATGGTTGAGGGCGGGTTTGATGAGAACTTGGCTGAAACGCTGTCTGATATGGAGTTAGCTCGTATATCTGGTGATTTGGTAAGTGAGTTCGAGTCGAACAAGGCATCTCGTCAGGAGTGGGAAGACACGTATTCTAACGGTTTGGAGTTGCTTGGATTTGCTTATGAAGATCGGACGCAGCCGTTTCGTGGAGCCTCTGGGGTGACTCACCCGTTGTTGGCCGAGGCGGCTACTCAGTTTCAGGCACAGGCGTTTAATGAGTTATTGCCTGCTTCTGGCCCTGTTCGCACTGTTGTTTTGGGCAAAGAGACTCGTGACAAGGTAGATCAGGCGGCGCGTGTTAAGCAGTTTATGAACTACTACATCACGAATGTGATGGAAGAGTACACGCCTGACATGGACCAGATGTTGTTTTATCTTCCGTTGGCGGGGAGTACGTTCAAGAAGGTGTACTATGATTCGAACTTGAGCCGCATTGTAGCGAAGTTCGTGCCTGCTGAGAACTTGGTGGTTCCTTACGACACGTCGGATTTGGAGACATGTCCGAATGTGACGCAGGTTGTAAAGATGTCGTTGAACGATCTGCGGAAAATGCAGGTTGCTGGGTTTTATTTAGACATTCCTGTGTTGCCCGCGCAGCAGGATATAGACGAAGTAACGTCTGAGATGGACCGGATTGGGGGATTTGAGCCGTCACAGATTGATTACGACTGTACATTGTTGGAGTGCCACGTTGACTTGGACCTAGAGGGTCACGAGGATATGGGAGAGGATGGCGAGCCAACGGGCATAAAATTGCCTTATGTGGTGACGATTTCGCAGGATAACGGGCAGGTTTTGTCTATTCGGCGGAATTATCGTGAAGACGACCCGATACGCAAGAAGATCAACTACTTCGTGCATTACAAGTTCCTACCGGGCTTTGGGTTCTATGGATTGGGTCTGATTCACACGATTGGCGGTCTATCCCGTACCGCCACGGCAGCACTGAGGCAGTTGATTGACGCCGGTACATTGTCCAATCTCCCTGCTGGTTTCAAAGCCAGAGGACTTCGTATCAGAGATGACGACGATCCGCTTCAGCCCGGAGAGTTCCGCGACGTGGACGCTCCGGGTGGGGCTATCCGAGATAGCCTCATGCCGCTGCCCTTTAAGGGACCCGACCAGACACTGTTTAACCTGTTGGGTTTTGTGGTTCAGGCGGGTCAGAGGTTCGCGACCATTACTGACATGAAGGTGGGCGACGGCAATCAGCAAGCTGCTGTTGGCACGACTATCGCGATGTTGGAACAGGGTTCGCGGGTCATGAGTGCTGTGCATAAGCGGTTGCACTATGCGATGCGTCAGGAGTTTAAGATACTAGCTCGTGTGATGAGCGAGAGCTTGCCGCAGGAGTATCCGTATAGTGTCGCGGGCGACGATCAGACGATCATGGCCGAGGACTTTGATGATCGTGTGGACGTGGTTCCTGTATCTAATCCGAATGTATTTAGTCAGGCGCAGCGGATTGCTTTGGCTCAGACTAAGTTGCAGTTGGCGGCACAGGCTCCTGATATGCATAACATGCACGAAGTGTTCAGGGATATGTATGAGGCGTTGGGTGTTACTGATACTGATCGCATTATGAAAGCGATGCCGGAAGAAGACCCGCGGCCCACGGACCCTGCACAGGAGAACATCAACGCGTTGGATCAGATACCTTTGTATGCGTTTCAGGGTCAGAACCATCAGGCGCACATTATGTCGCACATTGTGTTTGGGACGAGTCCGATGGTTGCTCAGATGGCTCCTGTTGCCGTTTCGATGCAGAAGCACATTATGGAGCATATAAAGATAGCTGCGGAAGAGCAGGCTATGGCTCAGATGCAGCAAGCGGGTCCGATGGATGCGGATCAGCAGGAAGTTCAGTTTCAGGCCATGGTGTCTCAGTTTATTGCGGAAGGGATGCAGCAGGCCAAGCAGATGCAAACACAGATCAGTGGCGCGGGTCAGCCGGACCCATTGGTAAAGCTGAAGGAACAGGAGTTGCAGATCAAGGCGCAGAGCGAGCAGGCGGATGCGCAGTTGGATCAACAGAAATTGCAGCTTGAGGCGCAAAACCAGCAGATGCGCGGCGAGCAGTTTGATAAACGCTTGGCAAGTCAGGAACAGCAGACTGCTGCGCGTATAGACAGTGCAATGCAAAGAGAACTTTTGAAACTAAGAGGAAGATCAAATGGCCAAGGTTAAGATCGTAACGAACACACCGGGTAAGGCACCTAAAGCGGAGATGGTTGGCAAAGAGAAGCCGGCCCCGATGGCGGGTGACAAGATGAAGAAGATGAAAACTCGTGGAACGGGTGCCGCGATTAAGGGCACTTCGCACATGGGTTGTTAAACCCGCTATGGACCCCATTAGTTGTGTTGCATTAGCCTCGGGCGCATTCAAAACGCTCAAGGCCGCTATTTCGACGGGTAAAGACATCCAGTCGATGGGCCAGACGATAGCGACGTGGGGTCAAGCATTTAGTGATTTCAACAGGTTAGAAGAGCGTCAGAAAAACCCGCCTTGGTGGGAAAAGACGTTTAAAGGTTCCGATGAGGAAGCGGCTATCTTGATTTGGAATCAGAAGCGCAAAATGGAACAAATGCGTAAGGAGATGAAAGACCACATCTCTTTTATATATGGTCCGTCCGCTTGGGACGAAGTATTGCGTATTGAGGCAGAACAGCGGCGTATTCGCAAAGAGGCGGCGTATCGTAAGCAAGAATTTATAGATAATTGTATTAATTGGACGGTTGGTATCGTTGCTTTTTTGATTGGCGGAGTGATTTTAGCTGCGGCGATTTGGATTGTTGGCAAGGCTAGAGGCCGTTGGTGATGTGGATTTTGGTGTGGCTTAGTTTTATTGACGGTCAGTTTGAATACTACCAGTTGGACGTTTATGGAACGGAAGCACATTGCAACAAAGAAAAGGTTAAAGCAGAGGTTATGGTGAAGAATGCCGGACAAGCCGTCCATTGCTTTGAAGTTAGTCGAAATTAAGCCAAATGTGTGGTGTGTATACAAAAATGGAAAAGTTGTTATAATCACGACGCATAAACGGATAGCCGAAAGGATTATGGATGGCGCACACAATAGTTGATGATTGGAAGATTGTACCTCGTTTGATGATGATTGCGGTCACTGTTCTTACTTATAAAGCTGTGCTTTGGTTTATGACACTACCTGATCCGACAGTTGCTCAGTCAGGGCTTGTATCCGTTTGCATGGGGGCACTCACAGGATGTTTCGGTATTTGGATGGGCAAAGAGTCAAAGACAACTGTGACGCCTACAAAAGTGGTGCATGAGGAAAGTTATGATAACCGCTGAAGACTTTTTAGTTTTTTTAGTGGTAAAGGCACTTGAGCTAGTGCTTGGCGTTGAGATGACCTTATATGGGAGTGTAATGGTATGATTCAGGCATTAATTGGGCCGATTACCGAATTGGCAGGCGGGTGGCTTAGGGGTAAGGCGGATGCGCAAGCCGCCGCGGCTAATCTAAAACTTGTGGAAGCAGAAGCCAAAGCGACGATTATGAAATCAGCGGCCACATCAGAAGCTGATTGGGAGCGTCTGATGGCACAGGGTTCGCAGAACTCTTGGAAAGACGAGTGGTTAACAATATTATTTAGCGTACCATTAATCCTCTGTTTTTTACCGTTTGAGTGGGCAGAGCAAGCTGTGCAGAACGGCTTTGCTGCACTGGAATCGATGCCAGATTGGTATCAATACACTTTGGGAGTGATTGTGGCTGCGAGCTTTGGTGTTCGTTCCGCGACAAAGTTTTTTGGCGGTAAAAAATAATGGAAATGTGGCAGTGGATAATGCTGTTTAGCGCAGTGAGCCTGAATACCGTCGTAAACTGCTGGAGACTATACTTAGAAAGGAAGCGTAATGCCTTATAAACTAGGTAAGAGAAGTTTAGAAAAATTAGAAGGCGTAGATGAGCGCATGGTTGCGGTTGTTAAACACGCTATTACCGTGTCAAAACAGGACTTTTCTGTAATTTGTGGGCTTAGAACCATTGAAGAGCAACGTGCGTTGGTTGCTAAAGGCGCAAGTCAGACCATGAAAAGTAAGCATTTGGACGGTATTGCCGTCGATTTAATGGCGTATGTAGACGGTGGCCGATGGGAGTTGAATTTGTACGACGAGATTGCAGACGCAATGGCAGAAGGCGCTAGAGTTTGCGATGTACCTATACGTTGGGGTGCCGCGTGGACTATTCCAAACATTGCGCAGTGGGATGGTGACATGGAATCTGCTATGAACGACTACATCGACACTCGTCGATCACAGAACCGTCGGCCATTCATAGATGCCCCACATTTTGAACTAATGATCTAATATACATTTGCATATATTCCCAAACTTTCCTATACTGAAGGTGTAAGATAACGTGGGAAAATATACGAATGGATGAGATATATATTGCGGAAGCTGTTTTTCGCATTATAAAAGAGAACAGGCAGGGCGTTGTTGACCATATGGAATATGGCAACGTCAAGTCTATGGAGCATTATCGCGAGCTTATAGGCTTTCTTGAAGGTCTGAATCGCGTGGAACAGGAACTCAAGAGCCTGCTAGATAAACAGGAGCGCAGCATTGACTGACACTAAAATTGACTTGAGCGGAGTGAAAGAAGCGGTAGCAAGCCTTTCCGAAGCATATGAAGCCCCAAAAGTTTTAAATCCTGAAAACATTGGTGGTTCTCTCCTAGACAGAATGCCTAATCCGACTGGTTGGCGGATACTTGTGCTTCCTTACCGTGGTAAGGGTAAGACAGAGAAGGGTCTATACATGCCTGATACTGTTGTAGAACAGGCGCAGGTGTCCACACAGGTAGGATATGTGCTTAAAGTTGGTCCTTTGGCCTACAAAGACAGCGAAAAATTCCCTTCCGGCCCTTGGTGCGAGGAAAAAGACTGGGTGATGTTCGCTAGATATTCAGGTTCACGCTTCAACATCGACGGTGGTGAGGTGAGAATACTGAATGACGATGAGATTTTGGCTCGTATTAACGATCCAGAAGACGTTTTGCATTACTAGGAGTGAATTATGGCAGAGCAGGAAGAACAATTAGAAATGGACATGGAAGTTGAGGTCGATTCTCAAGAAGACGATGTAGAAGTCGTTGAAGACGATTCAGAGGATCAGTTTCAAAAGGCCGAAAACTCCACGCAAAAGCGCATTGATCGCCTTACAAAGAAGATGCGCGAAGCTGAACGGCGTGAGCAAGAAGCTTTGAACTATGCTAAACAGGTGCAAAACGAAGCTGCGCAATTAAAGCAAAGATTTAGCGCCCTAGACAGCAACTATGTTACCGAATATAGCACCCGCGTACAAACTCAGATGGAGCAAACTGAAAAAGAGTTGGCTCGTGCTATGGAAATTGGCGACACTGCGGCAGCGGTAGAGGCTAACAAGAAGATGATTGCGCTTGCTTCTGAGAGTGAACGAGCAAATCAGGCCAGACAGGCTCAAGAGCGTCAAAAACAGCAGCAACAGCAGCCTGCGCCTCAACAACAGCAGTACGCCCCACAACAGCAGCAACAAGTGCGTCGCCCCGACCCGAAAGCGGAACAATGGGCGCAACGCAACGATTGGTTTGGCACAGATGAGGCCAAAACATTTGCAGCTTTTGGCATACATAAAAAACTTGTCGAAGACGAAGGGTTTGACCCGCAGAGCGATGAGTATTATACTGAACTTGATCGCCGCATTGCCGATACCTTCGGTGGTAACGCGAAAACCGCCAACAAACGGCCCGCTCAGACGGTTGCTGGCGTATCAAGATCAAACTCTGGGCGCAGCAGTGGGAAAAAGGTTAGACTCACCCCTAGCCAAGTCGCAATTGCGAAGAAATTGGGTGTGCCGCTAGAAGAATATGCGAAATACGTGAAGGAGTAAGCAAGATGACTGAAGAAAAAACAGGACCAATCACGCGTACTGCTCGCGCTAACCAAACAAGGGAAAAAACGGCTCAAAGACGGCCGTGGGCACCCCCGTCAATGCTAGATGCACCGCCTGCACCGGATGGTTTTAAGCATCGTTGGATTCGCTCGGAAACGCGTGGTTTTGACGATACTAAGAACATCAGCGCAAAGATGCGCGAAGGTTGGGAATTGGTTCGTAAGGACGAATATCCTGATTTTGAGGCCCCGGTAGTTGAATCAGGTAAGTATGAAGGTGTTTTTGGAGTAGGCGGACTTATTCTCGCACGGATTCCGGAAGAGACTATTGCCGAAAGAACTGATTATTTCCAAGGAAAGACTCAGGATCAGATGGAAGCAGTCGATTACGACATGATGCGTGAGAATGCACATTCAACCATGACGATTAGCAAAGCTGACCGTCAATCTCGTGTAACCTTCGGTGGCCCTCGTAGAAATTAGGGTCGCCCCACTAGGAGAAAACTAAAATGGCAAATTCAAATACTGCCTATGGTCTTCGTCCTATCGGGCTTGTTGGAAACGGTGTTAACTCAACTGGTGTGACCCAGTATGAGATCGCTTCTGACAACACCAACGCAATTTACCAGTATGGTCTGGTAACACCTACAGCAGCAGGTGTTATTGATTATGCAGGTGCGACGAACGGGGGTACAACTCCCGCTCTTGGTGTCCTGATGGGCGTTGAGTACGTTGACTCAGTATCAAAAAAACCAGTATGGATTAACTACTGGCCCGGTTCTGGATCAGTCAGCGTTGACACTAACTACCCTGTTAAGGCCTTTGTTGCCGATAACCCAAACCAGTTGTTTAAAGTAGCTTCTGACGCATCTCTTACAGATCGCGCCACTGCTCAAGCGGCTGTTTTTGCTAACGCATCTTTGGGCACATCAGCACGTACGGGTTCATCTGAAAATGGTAACTCGAACTCAGCCTTGAACGTTGCTTCAATCGCAGTTACGGCGACATTGCCGTTGCGTATTGTTGGTATTATGGATGACGAAGCGAATAGCGACTACACAGCCGCAGGTATTCCTTTGATCGTTCGTATCAACGCTCATTTCAACGCAAATACGTCGCGGTTTGATTCTCAGACCACAGCGACCTCAACAGGCGTATAAGGAGAGCGTAGAATATGGCTATTTCACGCGCACAACTAGCTAAAGAGCTAGAACCCGGCCTGAACGCGTTGTTTGGACTGGAATATGATCGTTACGAGAACGAGCATGCTGAAATCTTCGAAGAAGAGTCATCTGACCGTGCATTCGAAGAAGAAGTGATGCTTGGTGGTTTCTCAACGGCACCAACAAAATCTGAAGGCGGAGCCATCAGTTTTGACGATGCACAAGAGACATACACTGCTCGTTACACACACGAAACCGTTGCTTTGGCATTCTCAATCACTGAAGAAGCGATTGAGGACAACCTATATGACCGCTTGGCTTCTCGTTATACGAAAGCATTGGCGCGTTCTATGGCGCAAACAAAGCAAATCAAAGCGGCATCTATCTTGAACAACGCGTTCAACACAGGTGCTAACGCTATTGGTGACGGTGCAGCACTTTGCTCAAACGCACACCCAAGCTTGTCAGGCAACCAGACAAACATCTTGGCGACAGCAGCAGACCTCAACGAGACATCTCTTGAGCAAGCTCTGATCGACATTGCTGGTTACACAGACGAGCGTGGTTTGAAAATTGCGGTTCGCGGTATGAAACTAATCATTCCGAAAGAACTTCAGTTTATCGCAGAGCGCGTACTGAACTCAAACCTACGTCCGGGCACAGCGGACAACGACACCAACGCAATGCGCTCAATGGGCATGTTGCCAGAAGGTGCTGTTGTAAACCACTTCCTAACGGACACAGACGCGTTCTTTATCAAGACAGACGCGCCTAACGGGTTTAAGTACTTCAACCGTGCGCCTATCAAAACTGCCATGGAAGGCGATTTTGACACAGGTAACATGCGCTTCAAAGCGCGTGAGCGTTACAGCTTCGGTGTTTCCGACTGGCGTTGCGTATTCGGTACACCCGGCGCAGCGTAATCTGTTTACAATACTTGGGAAGGGTCGCTTACGCGGCCCTTTCTTTTTTTAAAAGATGTGTTATTCTGCGTTTGGGGTAACATCAGCCTTGCAGACAGGATTCTGCCCCACCTGACATTGCACAGACTGCTAGGCGAAACCTTGTGCAAGGGGTATTAATATGGCTTCAACTACATTTTCAGGTCCAGTGACATCTACAAATGGTTTCATTGGCGACATCAAAGTTCCATCCTACACAGTTGCCACTCTTCCAGCAGCAACTGACGAAGCAGGAACTATTCTATACGCTTCAGACGCTTTAAAAGGCGCGGAAACAGCCGGAAATGGTACAGGCAACCTAGTATTTTCAGACGGCACAAACTGGATTCGCGTAGACTTGGGTACAACCGTAGCTGCATAAGGAGATGACCAATGAGTAGGTTTAAAGCTCCTAGTGCTGAAGAACTCGCAAGACGCGGTATTGGTGTTGAGACTGAAAAAGTCCGCGCACGTAATTCAGACGGTACGCTGAAAGCAGATGATCCTTCTACACCTGATGTAAATGAGGCGTGGGAAGAAAAGCCTGTGAAGAAGCGTGGCCGTCCTGCAAAGAAAAAGGATAGCTGATGGCTAATTCAGACGTAAAAGCAAAACGTCTGACGGGTACTGGTGCGGCCTCTGTTGGTCGCGCTAGATTGCGTCAGGTTCAGGTTTTGACAGGCGCAGGCGCGGGTCGTCTTACGCTTAGTGATGGAAACGGTGGAGCCACCGTGTTGGATATAGACTTTTTGGCTTCTGACTCACACTCTGTAAACATTCCTGATGAGGGCATTCTGTTTACAAGTGACATTCATATAGCAACAGCCACTAACGTCACTGCGATGACGATATTCTATAGTTAGGAAATGCCATGTCCCGCGAAGTAAGTTCTATTACAAGAATAGGCACGAGTGAGCCGTTTGAGCTTCAAGTTGCTCGTGGGCAGGTTGCTTATCACAAGTCCGTTTACAAGTTTGGTAACAATGCGGCAGTTGCAGATTCAACAGAAACTATATGGCAACAAGGCGGTTTATACTCATACTTATCTGCGGCCTCTGTTTTAAAGGTTTCAAGTAGTTCTGCCAATGATACATCGGCAGGGACAGGGGCCAGAACTGTTGAATTGTTTGGCTTGGATGGTGACTACAATGAAATCAATGAGTTGGTTACCTTAAACGGACAAACTGCGGTAAATACCACACAGTCTTATCTTCGTATAAATCGGATGGTTGTGCGATCCGCAGGTTCTGGCGGTTACAACGCTGGTATAGTATATGCGGGAACGGGAACTGTGACTACGGGTGTCCCTGCAAACATTTACGCCACAATTAACGGTGACGGTACAAACCAGACTTTGATGGCGTTGTGGACTGTACCCGCAGGCTATACGGGTTATCTGATGCAGTACGATGTTTCCAACGGTACGACATCTAATACAC